AATCGAACTGAGAGATTTTTCCTTCCCAAAGTAGGCCGAATCCTCCATTTTTCAGAACTTAACAACGGTCAATCGACCCCGATCGCGATGATCTCGTAGACGAGATTGCTCGTGCCCGTGCCGTCGTGGGCGAGCTTGAGGTTCTTGTTCGTGGTCAACAGGATCCCGTTGGCGTCCGGCGCCGTCGTCAGGAACACGCCGCCCGGCCGCAGCTTGAACGCATCGGCGGGATCGGCGAACAGATCGACCGGCGTCGTCCCCGCCCCGCCGATCAGGAGGCTCGCCTCGACGCTGGTGTTCTTCAAGAACAGGACCTTGAGCTTCTCCATCGTCAAGGCGTTCTTGAGGGAATCCAGCAACGTGCCCCCATAGAGGTCCAGCGTCTCATCGGCCGCATCGGCCAACGTCCGCTGACCATGGTATAGCACGTTCGCCTGGTTGGCCCCCGTCCCGTTGGTCAGCTCCAGCGCCCGGTTGATACTGAGCCGGTCCGCCAAGTTGCTCAGGTTCTGCACCGCCTGGCAGACGGCGTCGAACCCCAGCACGACCTTCACAGTCAAGGACATGACATTCTCCTTTCACGAGCCGGTCAGCAGCTTGATGAGCACCGAGCCCAGCGCACTGCCGCCGGCGGTCAACAGGCCCAGACCCGCCAGCAGGCCCAAGACGAACCGCTTGGATCCGAACAGCTGCTGGCCGGCGGGACAGGTGGCCTTGTGCACCTCGATCATCTGGGCCATGGCCTTGCCCTGCGCGGCGGCGAACTCCTTGCCCAGGCTCTCCGCCACTTCCCGGGCGATCCAGCGCACGACCTGCTGGTCCGCCGCCGTCAAGGTGACCTGGCTGGCATTCTCCTGCGTCGGCATCGCTCCCCTCGTTACGGCGTCGTCGTGATGTTGCTCATCAGGTACGCGCACTCGGTCGAGATGAACTCCTCGTCCGTGTCGTGCCGGACCCGGATCACATCGCCCCGGACCCTTTCGTCCCGGTAAGACTCGACCACCGTGTTGGTCGGCGACTCCCGGGTCCACAGGAACGTGCGGCCCAATTCCGGCTCATTGCCCAGCATGGGGCCCTCGCTGACGCGGCAGAGCATCGCGTATTCGTTGCTCCAGATCCCGCTCAGGTCGGCGTCCTGGCCCTTCTTGGCCTTGTTGAAGAGCCCCCCACCCACGAGGATCTGGCTGACCCCGAAGGCCTGGGCCAGCAAGGGCACCGCGATATCGCCCCGCTGCACGGCCGGCGTCGTGTACTTGATCCGGTCCACGATCTGGTCGCACAGACCCAGGTCCAGGAACGTGCTGTAGGCGATGATCAGCGTGTTGGGCTCGACGCCGATCGTGTCGTGGATCGCCTTGCGGCCCTTCTTGACGTCGTCGATCGGCGTGGCGTTGGCGTGATCGTCCCACTCGTTGACCACGGCATGGGCCGTGAAGTTCGACTCGTTGAAGACCATGCCGGCGATCCGCTGCTCCTGGCCCCGCAGAATGATCTTCAAGGCCCGGATGCCCGCCGCGACCTCGGCGTCGAAGTACTGCCGGTAGAGGTTGACCTCGCGGTCGTCCACCGGCTCCTCCCAGCCGTTCTCGCTGGTGGCGTAGGTGTCCCACTGCCACTCCCAATCGCTGCGATGGTACTCGCCGCGGGCGGAACGCTTGGTATTGGGGATCGAGAACATCACCTCCGGCGGGATGACGGGGTACTGGCCGGTCTGCAGGTCCACCCGGAACAGGGGCAGTACACGCAGGCCGATGAACGCGTCGGCCGGGTCCACGGCCTCGTAGATCACGGCCCGCAGGTCCGGCCGCTCGGCGGCTGTCGTTGGTCTTGGCATGGATGGGACTCCTTTCTCTCAAGTGGAAGCGTGGAAGCGTATAAGCGTGGATGCGTGGAACGCTCCTACGCTTTCCCGCGGCAGCGGGGACGCTTCAACGCTCCTACCTTCCTTCACACTTCTCATTTCAAAAGGCATTCGATGATGTCGCCGTCGGACGTGGCCGCCTCGAGGGCCGTGCCCCGGACCGCGGTGCCGGCGGCCTCGACCTTGCCCTCGGCGGCCGGGTACAGGGCGCCGCCCGCCGCGATCGCCCCGGCGGCCGTCACCTCGAAGGTCCCGCCGGCGTTGATCAGGCGGATCGTGATGTCCTCGCCCAGGGCCGCCCGGAACTCCGTGACGCCGATCGCGTCCTCCTCATCGCCGGCGTAGACGACGCTCGTACCCGAGAGTTTGACCCGCCTGCGGGGCTCCAGGGCGGCGCCCGCCGTGAACGTTCGTTTCGATCCCTCAATCATGGTGGATCTCCTTTCCTTGGGTGGAAGCGTAGAAGCGTGGAACCGTTGAAGCGGCTTACGCGACTATGCTTCCTGTTGCTCTTGTGCCTCGGCCTCGGACTTGGGGTTCTCGACCCTGGGCGGCTTGGCGGCCTTCCTGGCCTTGGGCCTGGCCGGGGCCATGTCGGCCGTCAGCTTGGCGCCGCACTTGCGGCAGTTCTTGCGCTTGCCCTCGACCACCACCCGCTCGGTCCCGCAACTGGGACATCTCACACACGCCATGATGCTCCTTTCCGACGCGATATGCGTCTTGCGTTCTGCCTCGTGCGGAAGAGACCAGCTCGCGATCCCCTTCTCGCACGACGCGACGGATTCACTCGGCCGGCGATCACTGGCCGCCGACCATCGCGGCGTGCAGTTCCGGATACAGCGTCACGCACTGCCGGACCGCCTCGGCCTCGGGGACTTTGAACTCGGTCTGGTAAGCCTTGACCGCATCCATGAACGTCGCGGGCCCTTTCTGCTCGCCGGCCTTCGGCGGGCCCGGCTGCTCGATGAACTCCTGCGTCGCCTTGTCCAGCACGGGCTTCTTGCCGGCCGGCGGCCCCGCAGCGCCGCTGCGCGTCGGGTTGGCGCGTTGTTCCCGGGCGGCCTTGAGCTGCGTGGCCAGGCGGCCGGTGGCCTCCTTCAGGGCCCAGGACTCGTCCCGGCCCTCGGCGAACGCCGTGACCAACAACTCCCGGTCCTCGCCACAGGCCCCCTTGAGGGTCGCGAAGCGGCTCTTCTCGCCCTCGATCCCGGCCGCCCGGCCGGCCTCGAAGACGGCTTGGTACACCGCGCTGTGCTCGGCCTGGAGCGTCTCGGCCGTCAGGGCGGGCGTCTCGTTCTCTGCTGCCATCGTGGTATCCTTTCCGATCACTGAAAACTGGATCTTCCCTGGTTCGCACTCCGCAAACGCGGTCGATCTCGTATTGGGCACGGCCCCGAAAACGCACATGCTGACCTCGTCGATCAGGGCCTTGCGAAAGACCGCCCCGGGCCCTTTGAGAACGTGGCCGTTGACCTTGACGCTGGCGCCCTCGGCGACCTCCTCGATCACCTGCGGCACGAAGGACAGGCTCGCCTGCATCGGGAACCCCTCCTTCATGTCCGCTCGCAACTGCTGAGCCTGTGGGTTACTCAGGAACCGGCCTTCGAAGACAATCTTCTTGCCGATCTCCTGCCGGGTCGTGACGCCCAGCCGCGAACTGGTCCAGTGCGAATCGAGGACCGGCAAGGGGTCCGACGCGAACGCCAGGCCCTCGAGGTCAAAGGCCAGGTTCCGCCAGTACCAGTGGTCCGGGATCACCCGCCCGTCGTAGGCCTCGATCCGAAAGCGGTTCTCCTGGCCCTCCCCGCCGGCGAACTGCACGCCGCCCTGGTGGGCGAATATGCAGGCCTGGCGGGGCGCCGAGGTCCCGCCATCAAATCGCACCGGGGCGTCATTGGCTCTCTGGGGCATCGCCGGCCTCCTTTCCGTCCTCGGGTTCCTCGCCTTCACCCGGCAGGAGGAGACCCTCCTGCTGTTCGGTCTTTCGCTCCCGGACCTGCTCGCGGACCACGTCCCGGTAGTCCCGGCCGGTGCGGGCGACGATCGCCGTCCGCGTGTTGGTCCCGTTCTCCAGGTCCACCTTGTCGGCCATGGCCTCCTTGTACGGATCCACGTACGGCCAGCGCTTGCACACGACCTCATGCTCGAACGCATCCTCGCGCGGGGCCAGTTCGCCCCGGGCGAGCCACTGCTGGACCTTCCAACGCCAGATCCGACTGACCAACGGCTTGACGACCAGGTTCTGCTCGTCCTTCCATTGGTCCCACGCCTCCTGGTAGGCGATCCGGGCGTTCATGAACGTCGCGCCTGAGTAGTCCAGCGTCGCCAGCATCAACGGCAAACACAGCGGCCGGGCGACGACCATCAGACATCGCAGGAAGAACGACTCGAACTCGGCGCTGGGGTGCTGGGCGGCGATCGCCTTGGCGTCCTCGCCCGGGGCACACTCATAGATCAGGCCGGCGCCGAGCTTCTCCTGCTTGAACCCCTCCTCGCTGAAGGACGGCGGATTGGCCGTCTGGCGGATGGAGGGCAGCGTGCCCTCGGGGAAACGCTTGGTCAGAGCCATCACGAACAGGGCGTTGACTTTCGCGGCCACCAGGGCCGCGTTGGCGTAGCCGTAGAGCTTGTCGATCCAGTCGATCGCGCTGGTCAGGATGGGCTCGCCCCGCGTGTAGCTGACCCGGTCGGGATTGAAGACGTGGTGCACGCGATCGGGCGTCAGCCAGCCGTAGGCATCGCCCTGGATGAAGCCCCAGCGATCCGCCTTGCCGATGTAGTACCCGACCACATGGCCGTCGGACTTGGCGGTCGCCACGCCGTTGACCACCTCGTAGTGCTGGGCCGCCGGCAGACCGTGCGGCGTGCCGCACTGCTGGCCTTCCACCAGCCACAGCATGTCCGGGCCGAACACAATGAAGTCATCGCCGTCGCGGCGATAGGACTGGTAGGCCAGCTTGAGCAGCATGTGGAAGTTGAACCGGCCGGTCACGTCGCAGGGCTGATCGACCATCTCGGCCCGCCAGAGCCGCTCGGCCCGCTCGTTCCACCGTTCGTCCTTCGTGCGGGCCTCGACCTTGGTCTCCGAACCCACCACGCCCTTGGTCTCCGTGGCCAAGAGGCCCTTGACGATCGGGTTGTTGCGGCCCATGTCCCGACAGATCTCCCGCAGCCGCGACAGGGCCGATTCGGGCAGGTGGGCGTCGCCGGAGCCCGAGAGATTGCCGCGGGGCTTCCGCGTGCGGCTGTTGTCCAGGGCGTCGTAGGCGAACCGGTACGCCCGCCGCAGATACGCCCGCCGGGGCGAAACGGCCAGGGTCAGGCGG